CAGGATGAGAGTGAATGGATCATGCTTGTTGAAGGAAAAGCAACTTTAGAGTTTGAAAGCGGTTCAACATGTGAATTATCCGCGGGCGATTACATCAATATTCCTGCACATGTCAAACACAAGGTAGTTTGGACTGATCCCAATCAAATTACTATCTGGCTTGCGGTATTTTACACGCTCTAAGTAATTACATATGATATTTAAATAATTTACTCGATGCTCTAAAGATAATGAGCTGCTAATAAAATTAAATTATTGTAAGAAATGCTGAACTGGAATGGGTTGTTATTGATCATGACAACATTCAGGTTCATCAATATTCGACAATTAAGAATCAAGCCATTTCAAAAAGTATGGTGGTAATAATTTTAAGACCTATTTAGTCTTATATTGAATTTGAATGGCACTCCTATTCAATCACTGAGAATGGATAGAAAAGGCAATTAGGGGAAATACTTCAGAGGAATCCAATACATTGTCGAATAATGATTACATGAATTGATATTTATGTAAAATCAGATACTTAGTTGATAATACATTTGAACGTATCAAGTAACATAGTAAAATTATTAAAATAAGATAAAAATATGAATATTCAGTTGTTATATTTTTTGCTGGAACTATGGAGTTTTAAAATATTTAAAGTGATTTTGTTAATATAATTTTTATATTGTTAATTTATAAATAACCTTTCATTAAATCTCTTTCATAAATCAAAAAAAATATCATCTTTTTGATTTATATTTGTACCACAGATTTTTTGGCATTCGTGCATCATCTTTGGATGAAATACATCGATTTAAAGAAGCTTTCTGAAACACAGTTTAAGCGATATACAGGCATCTCAAACTCAACCTTCTATTTTAAAAACACATAATCTAGAAATTAATAAAAGAAGTCTAGTTTTAATCATCTATTTGAATTTTATTTTATATTTAATTATATGGTGATAATTTTTCACATTTTTATTTTAAAGGAGTTTGTTAAAATTTAAATGTATAGAGTTTATTTAAGTGTAATTATTAGCAAGGTTTTCCTTTTCTCATCTTGTTAGATTATCATCCCCAAAAATATTAGGGGATTTATGGAAAAGAAAACTTTAAAAAAAGATTAATAATGTTTGTTGGTGGGCGGTAGGATTAACTTTTATTTATTTTATTGTCGGCGCATTTTTGAAAAGCGATGGTCCAAAATTTGACCCAACTAAAAATTATGACTTGATTAAAGATACTTTGACTCTTACAGCAACTTTCCTTACTCCAGTAGCAGCGTTTGTGCTTTTTAGTGATTGGCGAGAAGAGCATGAGGTTAAATCTATATTTTCACTACTAGATTCGATAAAAAAATAAAGCGATTGAGGTTAAAGAGCTACTTGTAGAGTACAAAGAGAGAATTAGTAGCAGAAAAATTGAGGTGCAAGATGATCCTGATATATTAATTTATAATGAAAAAGTAACTAAGCACTTAATCCAACTGAGTATTTTTTACCGAGAACTTGATGATGGAAATGATCATATTTCGGAATACGTGAAAGCTGTCGAGAGGTTTTATGACACAGCAAAGTACGTAGGTAAATTGCTTTATATTATGGAAAACAAATCTGTAATTATAAGGAAATATGAAAGTCTAAACAGCAGTAGGAGTGTCGATGAACAAATTTATCCAATTCCCGAACAAGGTGCATATAATAAAAATTATCAAGAGTATTTGATACAAATCCAGAGAGTGGAGAGAATGATTTGATTGCTGAAAGCAAAAAAAATCAAAAAGAATAGTTAATTAAACCACCCACTGCGGTGGTTTTTTTAAATGGGCTTAATTTATGAATGAAAATGACTACTTCTAGAAAACAAAAAAGTACCCACCAAAAAAAATCTCGATCTAAGCGATTACCTAAAGTAAAAGATGCATATTTAGAAGCAGAAGAAGAATCCGAGCAGGCTTTAAATGTCTTAGGTATCAAGTACGAGAAGAAATTTCAGTTCAAATCTACCAAGCACTGGCGGTTTGATTTCCATTTAATTGAGCATCGGGTTTTAGTAGAGATTTCAGGTGGTCCTTGGTCGGGTGGACGTAAAGGGAAATTAGCGAATAAAGCTTAGAGCATGGATCGATATGATCATGCTGTAGAAAAGGGTTACACGATTGTTTGATTAGAGTCTGTCAATAGATACAAGATTGATGAATTTGGACCATCACAGATAGAAGCTCAGTTTGCATCTAAATGACTCAAAAATTTAAAGAGAGAACTATTCAATCGACTAGATCAGACTATTCCCGCCAACGGATCTGATTGATCAGGCATAGTAAGAAGAAGCGATCCGCCTTGCACCCGTTGTGGAATTAAAAGATTGGGAGATTAAAAACTTCTTAACACTTGGTGGTGAACTTCATAACCCTGATCATGGTCATATTGCTGAGTTACTTCATGATGACGAAACTTTCTTAGCATTTGCTTGGGCATCATCTGCATGTATGGCAAAGAAACGTATGTTACTTGGTCAATGTGAAAAAGTGATGTTTAACCAAGGTGATTGGAAGAACGCACGACAGGAACAGCAAATGCGAGATTGGTTCGATTTTGTCCCAGTGTATTTAATTATCATCGACGCCAGTTTTTGTGAAAACTCAAATGATCGTGACTTCTGTACTTTAATCGAGCATGAGCTATATCACATTGGTGTTGAGCGTGATGAGGATGGGGAAATCATCTATAGCGGCCATACAAGCTTACCTAAACAGCACTTGGCTGTTCATGATGTAGAAGAGTTCATTGGTGTGGTTAAATGCTGGGGAGCAAGCGAGAATGTGAAAAGGCTTGTTGAGGTTGCTAACCAAGCACCGTTTGTATTCGATTTTAATGTATCGGGGTGTTGTAGGAACTGTATGATTAATTGAACAACATAAATATTTAATTTAAATCATTCAGATGTTTAATGTATATTAAAGTCGCTTAATTTAAGAAACAAAGAAGAAAATAAACGATGAAATTACGAATAGTAACTAGCTCTATTTTATTATGTATTTGCAGCGGGTTTACTCAAGCGTGGAGTACATCACAAGCTGTGGCATCTTTGCCACACTATCAACAAGGAAATACTGGTAGTTCAACCAGCAAAGTAGATGATAAATACGCCTATACAAAAGAGTTAAGAATCATTACTCGTGGCACTAGAGCTAAAACCTCTACAGCTCAAGTAGCTAGACTACTCTTATTAGGTAGCAATACGGCAATTTATAAAGATGAACTGGTTGGAAATGTGATTGAAGATATTCAGGACAGATCTAAACTTCAAAACCCACAAGAAGATATTAAGAAAAATCTAAAGGACTATTTGGCTTCCGGCGCATATAAAAATATCCAAAAAACTGAAACAAATAGCATTAACAGTATAGGTATAGAGGCTGCTCGCCCTTACTGGTCATTGGTTTATGACTCAAGTGATAAGAATATAGAAAACGGTTATAGTATGAATTTTGGTGTGCTTACAAAAGCATTTGCTTCTTATAGTGCAGATAACTTTAGTGTGAATTTTGACGTGAATAACAAATCGTGCAGTTATAACAGCGAGCCGCAATCATTGGAGGCATGGAAAGAAAATGATTATGCACTTGTAAAAGTACATCGCGATAAAGCAATTGAATTTTGTACCAAAAACTATATTGAAGATATAGATACGGCTATACATAGAGCTGAAATCTAAAATGATTTGAGTAAAAGGGATTGGCAATCGCCGGTCATTTTTTGTCTATTTTGTTGTACCTAGCTGTACAAGGTGGAGGTTACAGGTTTACGCGATATATTAGAGCAAGGTTTTTCGATCATACGAGAGTTTGAAGGTTCTCGAGCAAATGCTTATCTCGACACTGGTGGGGTATGGACAATTGGTTACGGTACTATTAAATATCCTGATGGTACTAAGGTTAAGAAAGGTACTATCTACACCCAAGGACAAGCATATCTTTGGCTTAAAAACGATTACGAATGGGTTGATGTATGTCTGGACAAATATTTGAAGGTCAACATTAATCAAAATTAGTTTAATGCACTAGCGAATTTTGTTTACAATCTGGGAGAAACCGCTTTTTTCAAAAGTACGATGCTTACACTGATTAATCAAAATAATATGCCTTCTGCTGCAACTCAGTTTGATCGTTGGGTGTATGACAATCGAGTAAAAGTTAGTGGTTTAGCTATTCGTCGTACCAAAGAGAAAGAATTATTCTCAAAAAAAGTAGCTCACAATTGCAAATGCTCAAGATCCTCATTGATATTGAGCGTTTTAGTTATCAGCATAACCAAGATTTTTAATATTGAATAATTTATTACATATTAAATACCGATATAGCTAAATCTAGGGATATTAAAATAAATGCGATTCGGTAGGATTTTTATATAGAAAATAATTACAAAAAATTATTTAAGTAAGCTTCAAAGGGAGAATGCAAATGCGTGCTCAAAAAGGATTTAACTTATTAGAATTACTTGCAGTAGTGGCAATTGTCTCTATTTTGGCTTCAATGGCAATCGTATTTTTTCAAAATCATTTAGCAAAAGCACAAGTAACAGAAGTTTTGGTTTTAGCTGGTGGATTGAAAACCAAAGTCATGACAAGTCTAGAAAATAGTAGTTGTGGGAATGACATAGCATCAGGAAAATATGGCATAGCAATGGCTGGAGGGATGGCGCCAGATTGTACAATTACATTTACATTTAACAATACAAATGCATCATCTGCTTTGTCATCCAAAACTATAGGATTAGATGTGCTTTCTAATGGTACGTTAAAGAAAAATGCAGACACTGATGTTGATTCTAAATATTTGCCTAAAGCGATAGATTGATCACTTTTCATCAGTCCAGCTCGGCAGCAATCCGAACTTTGCAATATCAAGTTCCAAATGTTCTGGGCCATTTAAGATGATTGGGGCATGATAAGAAGGAAACACATGATCCTTATACAGGCTTGCCTAAGCATTACTTAGCAGGTCATGACGTTGAAGAATTCTACGGTGTAGTCAAACGCTGGGGTGCAAGCGATAGTGTTAAGCGATTAGTCGAAATCACGAAGCATGCGCCGTTTGTATCTGATTTTAATGTATCTGCGTGTTGTGGGAACTGTGTGATTAGTTAACATAAGAGCCATAAAGAATTCAAAACTAACGATGAATTATTTGACTATCTCTTGGTCTAGATTTATAAAGAATTCATAACACAAAATTATTATGGATTTTTTATGCGAAATACATATACAAAAGACCTCATAAAAGAACGTCAAAGAGTGATCTTATCTATCAATACTAGTTGATCGCTCTTTTTAGTAAATCAAAAAGAGGTCTTACCTATGAACACAATCGGTTCAATAATATCAAAATCAATGTTAATCGTTACAGCAACTGTTAGTTTTGAAACTTACCAAGTTTTAAAAGGGCTTTTAGGCAAAAGTTATAACGACCATGGTTTTAGTTTTTACTTGTTTCGAGTGTTTTTATTTGAACACTTACCAGTAGGAGCTAAATTCTTCATCAAGACTTTTTTAAATAAGCTTAAAAAAAGTTTAATTGACTCCTTTATGAGTGTGATAGAAACGAAATTTTGTATGTATCTAATCGCATAAGAAACAAAACTAAAAACTCACCGTAAGGTGAGTTTTTTTTGGGCTTAACTTTTCTCAAAGAATAAGAGTACATTTTTTTTGCCCACTATTCTTGATGAATCTTGATGGATGGTGATTTATGGCAAGGCTTAAAAAATCTGAAAAAGTCTTTATTGTACGGTCGCTTGCGCAGTTTATGACCCCCACAGAAGTGGCTAGGGACATCAAGGAAAAATTCGGTATTGATGTAACTCCGCAGCAAGTTGAATATTACGACCCAACAAAAGTAGCTGGCGCTAATTTAGCGCAAGAGCTTGTAGATTTATTTAATGAGGCTCGCAAAGAATATATAGCCCAGCCCCTGAAGATGTCGATATTGTTTCAGCATCATCTAATGGTAATGGTGGATCATCAGCATTTGAGAGTTTTGACAAGAAAATTGAGCGAAGCATTCAAAAGCTCGTGCTTGGTCAGACCTTAACGAGTGGTACAGATGGAGCAGGATCTAGAGCTTTGGGTGAGGTTCACTTGGAGGTTCAGAACAATAAGGTTGATGCTGATATTCGGATGATTACCTCAACCATCCAAGCCATGATTGATGCGATTTGTGCATTGAACAACTGGGAACGCCACATCATTGTTATTGGGGATGAGAAATCATTGAATGCCCCTAAAGCTGATCGTGACGTGAAGCTGAAGAATGCAGGCGCCAACCTGACGAATCAGTACTTTCAGAGAGAATATGGCTTACAGGATGGTGATGTTGCTGATGCACCTCAAATCGCCGTACCGTCACAGTTTAAAGCATTACCACACAGAGCCTTTAGCTTTGCCGCCAGTACCAAGAAACTCTCAGTAGAGCAGCAAGAAGTTGAAGAGCTTAGCGATGGGCAGCGATCAATTGATTTGCTGGATCAGAAGCAAGTGAATGAGCTGATTCAGTCCAGTGAAACGCCAGAGGCTTTGGCATTTAATCTGATGAAGCTTATGCCTGGTGCAAGTGAAAGCCAATTTACGGCCAATCTTGAAATGGCTTTGTATGCAGCGGATGTGCTGGGGTATGTCACGGCAAGTGGGGATAAATGAAACCAATCACTTTTTTAGAGGCTTTGCATTTCGCTCAGTCTCGTAAAATCGTCTTGCCTGATGAGTTCTACTCAATGGATCTCAATACACGACAATTGGCAACTACAGTGAGTTTTCTGTCTGGTATTGAGCAGATCGAGACAGTCATTAAATCACTCAATAAGACCTTGGCAGAGGGTGGAACATTCAACGACTTTCAGAAGTTGGTTGAAGAAAATGAGATCGTGCTGAGTAAGCATTATCTTAAGAATGTATTCCGCACAAATATCCAGACAGCTTATGGTCATGGACGTTGGCAGCAACAACAGAAGAATAAGGCTAAACACCCTTATTTGATGTATTCAGCTATTGATGACACACGGGTTCGTCCCAGTCATTTGGCTTTGAATCGAATCATCAGACACATCGATGATCCATTTTGGCTGAAATATTACGCTCCCTGGGCTTTCATGTGCAGATGTACTGTGATTGCCTTGACTGAGAAGGAGGCTCAAAAGCTCGGTATCACTTCTGATGAAGATCTACCGCAAATTGCAGAAGATATGGGGTGGTCTACCAGTCCATTAACATTCGGTGAGATGCAGGATGTAGTCGATCAAAAGATTACTGACTCAATTCTGGATAAGGAATATCTGCTCGAACAGAAGCAAGCAAGCCTGCTTACCTTAAGCCAATGGTAACGGTAACGCCTGCGGACGTTCAAAATGCTGCTTTGGTAACGCAGTTGCGTAAGTTTGGTGTGATTGCTACAGGTTCAAATCGTCTTTCTGATGCAGACTTACTTTTGATTGACCAAGCGCAGAAGGCGCTATACCTTCGCCAGTCTATTGAAAACCGTAAATTGCTGATTGCTCGTGATGTTCTTCTTTATGGAAAAACCACATTCGCTTCAGCAGACTTTCCAAAATATGAAGTGGACTACCGTCGTAATCCTGCTTGTAATTTCTCTCCATTAATCAAATGGGGACAATCAGGAGCGAAAGTCTTAGACGATATGCAAGCGATGATTGATTTATCCATCGAGCATGGTGGTTCATCTCCAAATATGATTTTAACAAGCTCAAAAGTATTCAATGCAATGAAACAGGATGCTGCTTTCGTTGCTAAATTTGTTGCGCCGTATGCAGGCATTAGTGTTCCACTTGCACCTACTTTTGATCATAAAGACAAAGCACAGTTCCGTGGCGTGGTCGATAACATTGAAATCTGGACTTATGACGTTCAGCACAATATGGATGGTGCAGCAGGTCGATTCATTCCAGAGGATTTTTTCGGGATGATTAATGATGCTAATGGTTGGATTGCTCACTGCGCTATTCAAAATCTTGAAGCATTTGGTCAGGCGCTTGAGTTTTTCTTAACTCAGGATCAGAAAAAGAATCCATCTAGCATTGAGATGTTAGCGGAGTCTTCACCTCTGGCAATTCCTAACAACAAGAATGGTCTTGTTGGTGGTCGTGGCTTTGTATAAGGAATAAATAATGCCAAAGTACATTGCAAAACAGTCGATTGGTCATTTTCGACCAGGACAAGAAATTACAGGGCTTGAAGCTAAACAACTTCAGGCCTTTTTAGCATCTGGGGCTATTGAAGAATATCAGGAGAGCGAACCACTGTGGCAACGCATCTAGGGCGCGAGTACGCATTACTATTCAAAGGGATTGATACTTACTCAGGTGACAAGCTGTCTGTTGAATTGTGGCGAGTTCAGTTCTCACCAGATACTGAATTTGAATTGATCAATGAAGACTTTGCATCATTCGATGTTGAAGGTGAGTGTTTAGCTGATTCATCCAAAGCGAATGACCCACAAGCGGGTCTATTTGGTTGTATTGATCGATTTTCCGTAGTCTAAGCTTCACAGGCACAAAGAATACCAGACGCACCAGCGTCTTTTTTTTGTGCCTGTTTTTAGGATTCCATCATGAATGATTTCTTTATTGCAGCGAATCGTAGCTTAAACCTCGAAGTAGATGATGTCTCTCTTGAGGTTCGGCAGATCCAAATGAGCCAGTTCGATTTATGGGTAGGAGCGGCTGATCCTATCAAGAGTGCACTGGGCAATGTGAGTGATTATTCAGATGAAATTCTTAAGGAAGTGATTCAAAAGCATTTGATTGAATGTGTTGTGATGCTAGAACTCATCACTGATTTGGATTATCAATCTATCTTAAAAACGGCTGAAGATCAGGACGTATTTATCCAATTGCTCGGAACAGCTTTAAAAGTAAATCAGCCATATTTTGTGGATAAAGAGCAGAAATCGAAACGCCGTAAGCGTACTGAAACAAATGATCAAGGTTCGACTTGGTTTGATTCATTCCAGTTGCTGGTATCGAATGGCCATAGCCATGAAAGTATCATGAATATGACTTATGGATCATTTAAGCTTTACTCTGAAGCAGTAGTGAAACGTGAAAAGCAGAATATTGCTACTCAATCCAATATCATTCGGATGGCTCATCATGCTGCAGCGAAACAATTTAAAAGTTTTATTGATGAGCTGAAAGAATAAAAAATCTTTAATTTCCTTCTATTTATTTTTACCTTTAATTAAAATATTATTCCCTGAGAATTAGAGGGGATAACATGAAAAAGATAATTTTATTAGCAATAATGCTGGGGCTGGTTGGGTGTGGGGAGAAAGGTTCATCTGATGTCACTTCAACCACAAACAATCAAAGCACAGAACTAACATCAAATAACATTCAACAAGCATCTGCTCGATCAATATCTACGTATTCAATGACAGTGCCTTTTGATGGGTGGCATTTATTTAATCCAAAGGCTCTGGGGGCATCAGCATTATATGAGGGTACTAAGGATGCACTCACATCATCGGCCGTACTTACAGCAGATGCTTCTCAGGTAGCGAAAGTATTAGGGAAAGGAGTTGCCGGTTATGCATTGTCGGTAGCCGTAGAGGAGTTGTTAGGAGCTGTTAATTGGGTGTTGGATCCTACCAACAATACTGTTAAATATTACGTTAATATTCGTCCAGATCTCGCTCAACCATACGATCAATACTATGTTATTAACTATGCTGACAACAAAAAATACGCTACTAATGACGGAGCTTGCCAGGCTTTGCTATTAGTTCATAAAAATCATTCCAAAGCTACTCTTTCATATTCTTCAAGTGCTTGGCGTTGTAAACTTGAAGGTTCTGGTGTTAAAGATATTCATTACACCCTCAAAACTTATGCTAACCCCGCATACGATCCAAATGCTGAACGAGAACAAAAAAACCTACACTTAGAAACTGTAGCCCAAAAAGTCATTGAAAATGCTGATGCTGGCAGTCTAGATGCTCAAATCGCGACAATGGCAGCAGCCGCACAGATTCTTGAAGATGCCGCAAATGATGAAGAGATAGAGCAAGAAATCGTTGATCAGTTAGAAAATAAATCGCAATGTCCAAGTGGTATTGTTAGAAATGGTAGCTGTTGGGTTTGTGATAGATCACAATTTATGCCGATAACCAGAGCGACAAGGGATGCTAAAACTGCCGCAAGAGGAAAGAGCTGCGAATATGTAACAGATCCAGTAATTAAGGCAACTAATGCTGTTTTTTGGAGAAATTTAATAAATGCAAGAATTCAGGAAAATGCTTGTTGGTCACCTGTTGATCCAAACCATCTTATAGAACTAAATAATAATCGAAATGCCCTAAGCCGATGCGAAAATTAATTATGAAAGTAAATACCAAAGAGCTTCTCGAAGAGATTTTCCCTCCTTTCCCATTAGGGGATAACCGCTCTCTACTTGAGTGTGATTTTTATGATACACATTATGGATATTTTGAACAAATTGATGATGATTACTTATCTTCAATAGGAGTGTCTGCAGAAGACTTGATTCTTGAATATAACTTTGACTGGCCTCAATTTTATTTAAAAATTGGATTAGAAGCAGCTTGTTCACGTAGCAGACCGCATGAGGGGATCAAAACATGGAAAGATGTAAGTTATGAATACTTGTATTACTTTGGGCAAAACTGTAGTTATTTAAGCTCAGAGGGCTTTAAATTCTTTTTACCTGCTGCATTCTATTATTTTCTATCAACTGATGAAAATAAAACTTACATGGACTCATTCGTTTTTAGGTTGAACTCACAATGGGAAAAAGATCAACACGTTTTTGACGATGACCAAAAAAAATTTATTATTGAATTTGTAAGTGACCATTATAAAGGATATGTATCCTGGATACCTGAACTTTAATAAAATTACCAGTAGTAGCTCAAATTTAACCTGACAGGCACACTAAAAAATGGGTAACTGTCAGATCGGGTTTGAGCTAGTACAGATTAAAGCACCCTAGGGTGCTTTTTTAAATCAAGCCTTGTCTGTAAACGATTTTTCCTAATACGATTATTTCGGACTCGTTTATTGATTCTTGATCAGAATATGATTTGTTATCTCTAACAATGTTAATCAACCCATCTTGACTTCGATAAAGGCGAACAGCCATTTTTTCGCCATAAAAGTAAATCAAGAAGAGTCTTCCGGAAATAATATCTCTAAATGTTGTATCAACCAAAACCAAATCCCCATCCAAAAGAGTTTCCTCCATGGCATTTCCTTGGATTTTATAAACACTCAAGTCTTTGATTGGGTGGAAACGGTTTTTAGTACAAAACTCTCGAGATAAGATGATTTTATCGCCACTATCATTCCGGAAAATGACTTGTTGATCATCCTCAAGATCATTTAAATCAAGAGAACATAAGTCACTATTGCTAAATACCTGATCGCTTACCTCAAGTGCATTTAATATTTTCATATAGGTTGATTGGCGTGGTTTAGATGAGCCAACTTCATAATCAGAGACTTGCTTACTAGATATACCAACGCGCTTTGCAAGCTCAACTTGAGAGAGGTCCCTCAAAGAGCGGAAATATTTTAAGCGGGTAGAAAAATCATTTTGCATAGGGATCCTATTTACACCTATATAAACTTATAGTAACTTATATAAACCAACAGAATATTATAGGAATCTATAAATATGTACACTTGCGCTTATGATGACGAATTAGCTGAGATTGTCAAGAAGGCAGCAGAAAGAGATGATAGGTCTATAAAAAGACAATTTACCTATTATTTAAAAAAGGTTTTGCGTGAAGAAGGTCTTCTGGAAAACCCAGACAATAAAAAAGCAGATTGCACTCGCCAAAGTAATCAATCTGCTTCTGTTTAACCCTAAGCAAAGGAATCAAACTCATGACAAGTTTAACTCAAATTGCAGTTCCTTTCCATAATGCCGAGCTTTATGTTGTAGAGCATAAAGGACAGCCTTACACACCATTGCGTCAAATTGTGCAGGGCATGGGATTGGATTGGGCTTCACAATTTGTGAAGATAAAACAGAAGTTTGAAAGCTGCGTTGTGGAAATCACAATGCAGATAATGGGTGATGATCAGGCACGCTCACACACATGCATCCCAGTGCGTAAGTTGACGGCTTGGCTATATTCTGTAAATCCAAACAAAGTAAAACCAGAACTCCGCGATACCGTGATTAAGTATCAAGAGGAATGTGACGATGTGCTTTGGGATTATTGGACAAAAGGACAAGCTGTAAACCCAAGAACGACGAAAGTTGAGCGAACTCCACTTCACGATGCACACGCCATGCTAGTTGCTAAAACCAAGCACTTAAACTCAAGTGATGCATGGAAGCTAATCCTTCAGCGATTTAATGTTAAAAGTATTAAAGAAATTCCATACGAGGCAATTCCTGTCGCCGTGGAATATGTTCATCATTTGATTGCCATGTTTAGCAATGCAGACAAGATGCAGTTAGCGGAACCATGGAGGGATCAAGATGTGCAATTCTTAATGTGGTATGTACCAAAAATAGCGAAGCTCATTAAAAATGAGTTTTATCCAGCATTGACGTTACTCAGAAGTGAGTATGCAGCGCAAATGATTGGTATGGCTCAAGAGATGGCTTGTCACGCAAACATACTGAACCAAGCGGCTATAAAAAATGGGATGACAACTTATAACTGTTTAGGTGGACAGGCAGTCCATACAATGGAGTGGTATTTAGAAAAGTGAATGAAACCACCTTCGGGTGGTTTTTTTAGCACTAAATTTTTAACAACCGACTCAAACGAGTCGGTTTTTTATTGTCCGTAATTTGAGGTTTCTATGTCTGGAAAAAATTTAACGTTTAAGTTGGTGATGGACGCAGACACCAAGGATTATGTATCAAATACAAAGCAAGCCAAAGATGTTACGGTTAAAGTATTTGAAGAAATTAAGAAAGAGGCTGAGGAAGTTAGAAAAGCTTCCGCTGAGACAGCAAATGAAATCAGTAAAATTGTGCCAGACAATCTGCAAAAGAAAGCTGATCAGGCTAAAGGTAATTTAAATGAAGTATCCCAAGCTGCGAGTGATTTGGGGAATCAGGCAACCAAGGTATCGGATAAAATTGATGGCTTAGGAAGCGAGCTACAGAATATTGCAACCAAGGCCAATAAGGCTGGATTTGAAATTGGTAGCGCTATTCCGGGTGATGCTGTTCAGTTAGCAGAGTTGCTGGGAAATAAGTTCTTTATTGCAGCAAAAGAAATCGAGGCTTTGGGCGATAAGTCCACTATTAGTGCTGGCGAACTCCGTGCAATGTCAAGTTCTGGAGAGCAGGGTCTTGATGCATTAAATCTAGCCTTAAAAGTATCTCAAGCTGAACTTGTTCGGCTTCAAAGCACTGATGGCACCTTAAAAGACATTGAAATCGCCAAGCAGCGCATTTTCAGTATTAAGGATGCAATTAACGAGGTATCTAGCGCATTTAATTATTATCAAGATGTTGCTATCAATGCCATGAAGGGTGTTGATAATGCAACTCAATCATCAATTAATAAGGTGCAGAAATTCAGCTCCGTAGATCTCACCTCTGTAGTGGGAGAAGCTCAAACTGCGAGCCGTGCGATTGAAAGCATGGGAGATGGTGCGGCCATTTCTTCAAAAGAATTGGAACGTGTTGGCTGGTTGGGAACTCAGGCCATTAATTCTCTAGAAAATGAGTTGCAGCAGGCAAATATAGAACTTAAAGCTCTCAATCAATCATCTGGTGCAGTATCACTTAATAAATTTAATGAAGCCACTGCAAAGGTTAATGCTTTAGAGGATGCATTATCTTTAACAAAAAATGCTTATACGGATTTTCAGGCCAAAGCTTCTACAGCAATGGGAAGTGTAAGCAGTAGCACAGATAAAGCTTCAGGCAGCGCTACACAAGCAGGGCATGCGATTTACGCTGCACTTGGTAAAGCACCGCCTACAGTAATTAATGATGCCATTGCCAATTTAAATCAGAAGCTTGAGGACTTTAAGAAAAACAGCAAACTTCCAGCGGAGGAAGTTGCACGAGTCACCAAGCTTACCGAACAGGAAATTGCACGGTTAATAAGTGAATTGGATGGTGTAGATACCTCTGCAAATAAAGCCAATATGGGGATGGGTGCACTATCCAAAGGGATAGATGTTACTAAGTTCGCCGTGACCGCACTTGTTGGTGCAATGGGTGCGCTTGGTATTGGCTTGGGTATTCGTGAACTTGCTCAGGCAGCCGATTCTTATACCAATCTCTCAGCGCGAATTAATATCGCTACCCGAGAGGGTGGAAATTTTAATCAAGCAATGGCTGGTGTACATCAAATTGCACTCGCTACAAATTCAAGTCTTGAGGCTACAGGTAATCTTTTTGCAAAGATTAATGATGCTGGTAAAGAAATGGGAATGACGCAGCAGCAAGCGTTAGATCTCACTAAAACCGTTAATCAAGCGATTAAAATCGGTGGCGGCTCAGCACAGGCCAGTGATGCAGCAGTACAGCAATTTATCCAGAGCCTCCAGAGCGGAATTTTAAGGGGGGACGAATTTAACTCCATCATGGAGCAAGCTCCTGGTCTAACCAGTGCTATGTCTAAAGGCCTTGGTGTGACTACAGGCGAACTCCGTAAAATGGCTGAGAATGGTGAGCTTTCATCAGAGCGACTCATCAAGGCTATTCAGTCTCAATCAGCATCAATCCAAGAAACGTACAACCAGTTCCCAACAACGATTTCCAATGCTTTACAAAAGATAGCCACTTCTTGGCAGACCTTGATTGGTGAAATGGATCAGGCAAATGGAGCATCGGCTACCGTTGCTCAATGGCTGTCTACACTTGCAGGTAATATGAGTCTGCTCAAGCCTATTATTGATGATATTGGGCAAGGGTTAGTCCGATTTGGTGACTATTACTCGAGCATCTACGATCAAGGTACTTTGGATTCACTTAAAACCGCATTAGTAAGTATCTACAACGCCATTAAAACCTTATTCAATACTGTGCTTGAGGTTGGTGAAGCAACAAATGATTTGTTCAGTGATGCTCTTTCTGCAGTACTAGGATTTACTGATGGACTGTATCCAGCAGGTCAGCAAGTTAGTGGATTTCAGAAATTTATTGATTTACTCAATATCGCGATTGGTTTGTTGAGTGATGGGTTTAAGTCTATTGGGATCGTGGTGAATTTATTCACGGGCACCTTGTATGGTTTAGCCTCAGCTTGGTACGAGCTAAAATCTGTATTTACTTGGGGTGATGTTAAAGATCAAGCGATTGCCAATATGGAGGCAATGAGGGCCAAGTCTCAGGAGTATTTTGATAAAGGTTTCGATGGCATTAAGAACTTCGAGTCTCAAACACTAAGTTCGATTGATAACATCAAGAAATCCGAGGAACAAAAGAATCAGGAACTTATAGCTAATAATCAGAAGAAACTTGATGAGCTAAAAGCTCAAGAATCGAAACATCAATCTGATTACAAAGCTATTAGTGATGAACGTCTTCACTTGGAGCAACAATTATTTGATGCTCGTAGGTCTGGCAATCAAGCCTCTATTGATCTAGCCACTAAAGGCTTGGCTGAACTTGATGTCAAGGAAAAAGCCTATCATGCTGAAAGTCAAAAAATCACGGATGCCAAGATTGAGTCAGCACAAGCAATTGCTACAGTAATGATTCAATCAGCTGATGCTGCAGGTATGGCTCAACTTAAAGTACTGAATGCAGAACTTGCTACTCAGGGTTTAAAGGCCGAGTTTGATAGCACTGGCAAAGTCATTGTCAGTGCTATGGCAATCAGCGTTGAATCTGTTGCTTCCTTAGAAGGAAAGCTGGCTGCGGGACGTAAGGCAGCTGATGCTTTGGGGCTGGATTTAGATAATATTTTAAATCGTGTCTCAGATGGCTTTTCTTCTAAGCAAACATCACTTGATAGTTTTACAAAAAGTTTAGAGTTGATGGGTGTTAAGGGAAAAGAGGCGGGTGAAGCGACATATTTAGCTTGGGCGAAATGGCTAGAAACAGCCAAGAACTCGGCTGAGGTGGATGCAGCTAAAGCCAAACTTTTAGAGTTTGAAAAACAAGGTGTATTTTCTACCAAGCAAGTAGAACTTGGTGTGGAGGCTATCCGCCGTGTTACTCAGCAATTACCTGATGACCTTGATCCTGTTGAGCAAGCTTTCGAGCGTTTAGGTATTAAAACCAAGGAACAGCTTAAGTTGGCTGCCCAGTCAGCCTTAGCAGATTTCAATACGATTCAATCAAGCGGCAAAGCTACTGCTGATCAATTGAAACAAGCTTATGAGCGGACCATGCAAGCTGCAGTTGCTTCCGGGGATCAAGTAACCATATCGGCAGCTAAAGCAAAGGCGGTTCAATCAGGGCTGAATGTTGAAGTTGATGAAACTGGAAACGTGACTGTACAGACTTATGATGAAATGAATAGGGCGGTTGAAAGCCATGCTCAGCGAGTCTCGGGAGGAGCTATTAGTGCTTATCGTGAGATGGGGCGTGTGATTCGTGAGGAAGCCAAAAGCTCAATCGAAGCGTGGAATGAGATGATGGATGCTCGATCCAAAGCAGAGAAAGAGAATAAGACGCAGCGCGTGGGTGCTGACTTTACGACTTATAACGTTATGGATATTCAATCCAAGCTATCTGGCATGGGATATAACGAAGCTGAGGCTGCCAAATTTGCTAAAAACATTCTGAATCAAGGCTTAGAGATTGATAAAGGCAAGGCGATGGATGCGCGTGCACGCGGTAATGAATACACCGCCAAGGCATTTGAAAAGCTTATTGCTCAAGGTCAAACTTCAGCATTCGGTACCAAAAAAGTTGAAGAACTCTTGGCACGATATATGTCAGGCCAAGGCTCAGCAAAGTCTGGTACCAAGAGTGCAGCAGTTAATGCTTTAGCACCTGAAGTGAATGTGGCATTACCAACAGCTACTGTTGAACAGCCATCTGCAAAGACAATCACCTACAACCTGTCAATTGGTGGAAAAACGGTAGAAGTCTCCGGAGATGAGTCATCTCAAGTCGATATGAATGCATTTATGAACGAACTAGAGCGGCTCAAAAAAGGTATGTAAACAATGAAACTAATACGCAAATCAACAAACGAAACCGTCACCTTGAGTGACGGTTTTTTATGGTCGGATGAATTTGACTGGAATGGCATTGAGCAAATAATTGAGCCTGCTATAGATGGCACTCCAATCATTCAAGAAGGGAAATGGAAATCTGGTCGGCCAATCTCTTTAACGGCCGATAAGAATATGGCTTGGTTAAAACGACATGTTGTGAGTCGCTTAAAAGATTGGTCTCTACTCCAAGATGAATTCTTTACTTTGAAATTTGAGTATTTAAATGATGCTCGAGAGTTTGATGTGAAGTTTCGGCATAAAGATACCGCGATAGAAGCCCAACCTGTTAAAGAGATTCCCTCTGTGTCGGAAGACGAGTATTACAACGTCACTTTAAGATTTGTGGAGTTAAGCGATGCCAATTGAGACCAATAACCTAGTTTTATATAAGTCCGAACGCTTAACCGATACAGATGATGGTGGTGGAAAATACTCTGGGCAAGTCATTGCTGATGGACAGAGTAACAATTTATTCAATGATGTATCTGAGATGGACCGTACCATGGGTCGCGTGTCGATGCGTAAAATCTTTCCTGCTGTGACCACTAACGATACTGATGCTTTGATGGGTGCTACGGTATTTATCTCGGAAAACCCACAAGATCCTAACGTATCGGCACTACTGTTTAGTACAGAAAACTGGACAGATGAGCGTCTGGCTGCACAGAACCGGGTGGAAAATTATTTAGCGAAGGGTGGGCAGACTGCAGGTATTCCGCTGGACACTTTGTGGAAAGGCATGAAAGTCATTCAGGTGGCTATGTTTAAGCAGGAAGTCGAAGCTAATGTTGGGGATACGATTGTCTTGATCTCGAATGAGGGCCTATCCAACCAGCAAGAGCAGTATCTGCGCATTACCAAGGTTGAAACCAGCACTGCAATTCTGGTAGTGAATAACCAGCCATTTGAGTACAAGATGGCAACCTACGATGTGAACAACCCTTTAGATCGGGATTTCGTTGGCCTGTCGGCTTTGCAGTGGTACAACGGCAATAAATCCACCACGATTAACTGGACTGGTGTGCTTGTGCCAATTCCTGCACCTGGTTCTCTGACAGTATCTTATATGTCGCAAGGCAAGTTCTACACGCTGAAAGACAATGGCAACGGCCAGCTAAAAGGCTCAAGTGATTCTTATGGCGCGGGTACGATCAATTACACAACAGGCTCATGGCTGCTGACTGCAGGTGCTCTGCCTGATGTGGACACACCGATCCTGTTGTTGTGGGGCTCACCCATTACTACATTCGAACGCGCCAATCTGGCGGTTTTGCCAGCTGCGATTGAGTTTGATTTGTTGCAAGCGGGGATTGCAGCCAGCAGCGTGACTGTTTCGTGGACACTGGATGGTGTGGCTAAGACAGCAACATCGAATGCGCAGGGCCATTTCACTGGTGATGCTACAGGAACGATTAACTATGCCGCTGGTACTGGCCGCATTGTGCCGAACAAGCTGCCGCAAAAGGCTACAGTATTCACCATCAATTACAGTTATGGCACGGCACTGACACAGACCGCATCTAACGTCACACCATCGGCAGGACAGCTCAGTTTCAGCATTGGCACAGGCGCAGCGATTCAGCCAAACAGTGTTGAGCTATCCATCCCAGTAGCGAATATTGAGCATAGTCTGGTTGGGGTGGTGACGCTGACGGATGTCCCAGTAAATGGCACTACTGGCAATCTGGTGGACCGACTTGGCACGGTGCAAGGCACGATTACCTACGCCACGGGTGCTGTTCAGGTTACTCCAGTGCTGAACCAGACCATCTATAACACCTCTTATCAATCTGTCAGTTATGTGGCGGGGTAATTATGTCTTTCTATCCACAAACTTCAAGTGTTGCATCATCATCCGTTCAATTAAAAGCAGTCACCAATACTAATATTGGAGTCAAATACCGTGATAGTTCTGGCGTTAACGCAGGCGTAAAACAGGTATCGGCGGATTCGCTCAAGTTTGACCTGACTAACGGCTTTAACGAGCAGATCCTGACTGGCTCGGTGCGTTTCAAGCTGGGCAATGATGTGTTTATTGACCGCAGCAGCACGCTGTACCGAAATATTGACCCAGCAACAGGGAGTGGTACCGCATCTGGTTCTGTGCAATATGGTACTGGTCTGGTTGAGCTGAACAGCTGGACGCCAAGCGTGGACAATGCGCTGACCTTGCAATCATTGACGACAACCACGGATTTGCCGCCAGTGAACCATATCAGTTTCAGAACGCCAACTATTCCAATCCGTCCTGGTTCTTTGAGTGTGGTGGTGTCATTTTTAAATGGTGGGCAGGCAACATTAACCAGCAATGCGCAAGGTGTGATTGAAACAACTAAGGCACATGGCAAAATTAATCATGATACAGGTTTTGTGGATATTTATTTCTACACTAAAACTGAGATTACCGCAGGCAACCGGGCCACGATAGAAGCTTATCCTTGGTATGACATTCCGCTGGAATATTCTGATTCCGGAAAGACCTACATTGATGTGCCGGAATGGATTGCAGCGGATTCCATCCGTTATAACGCCATCGCCTACACTTATATCCCATTGGATTCCGACATTCTTGGCCTATCTGCGACTCGCTTGCCACTGGATGGTCGTGTGCCGGTATTCCGTATCGGTGACATCGGCATCATCAGTGCATCCAAGTCGCAAATCTTGCCAAGTCATGTTGCAGGACAAACATATAATCTGAATGACCAACGCATTTCGTGGTGTGAGTTAGAGGACAGTCTGGGGGCTAAGGTTCCATTCACTGCATATACAGTGGATTATGACTATGGCCGCGTGACGCTGGGTGGTGACTTCGCTATTGGTTCACTTACAGCGCCACTGGTTGCCAGATACCGCTATCAGGATATGGGATTGATCAATGATGTGCAGATTAATGGCCAGATTACCTTTACCAAACCGCTAACACATAACTATGCGGCTGCTGATTCGATTGTCGGCTCTGCCTTGGTGGTAGGTGATATGCAATCCCGCTACACGAAAAAGTTTGCACAAACAACTTGGAGCAGCGTGTGGGCAGATGTAGCAAGCGGTGCGGCATTATCTGCCAATTACAATGATTCTCTATATCCGATTCAAATCACCAATAAGGGTGCAATTCAGGAACGATGGGCACTGGTCTTTACTGATACTACAAACTTCCGAATCATTGGAGAATATTCAGGCCAGATCGGGACAGGCAGCATAAACACAGACTGTGCACCGTTGAATCCAGTGACGAATGCACCCTATTTCACAGTGAAAAAAGAAGGTTGGGGTAGTGGTTGGGTCTCAGGCAATGTGCTGCGATTTAATACCATTGCCGCGAATTTCCCGATCTGGTGTATCCGTACAGTAAAACAGTCGGAACCGACGATCGTGTCTGATCAATTCCAAATCATGTTCCGTGGTGATATTGACCGCGTGATTTAAATATTTAATTCAGCTATGGCCGCTTTTTGCGGTCTTTTTATTGAGTAAAGAATTATGGCGACAGATGTAAATGTTCAATATTTTAGCCACCTGAATGGCTTGGTTTTAGGCAATAACTGGGGGGATTTGATCCGTTTACTTGATAAGGCTTTAGTGACAGGTATTGATTTAACGCAAATTACCAATGCTTCAATTGATGCTCAGGGCGATATTACGCTTAGTCTATATGCGGTACATAACTGCATGCTGTTTCAGATTATAGAATTATCTGGCTTTGCTGATGTCAGCGTTGATGGAGTCTCACGACAAATTAATGGCAAATATCGCATCAAGGGAGTTCCAGCAAATAATCAGCTAATTTTAAAAGGCGTTGTACGTACTGCTGATAATCCACCAGTTGTCAATATTTCAAGTCTTGGTTCAGCAAAGCTGGCTTCACTTGGCTATGACATAGTTTTCCGTGATACCAATGATGTAAAGCGCGTTTACAGAGCTAAGAATCCATCTGCAGCACATCCATTTATTAGGGTGGATGAGAGCCTAACTAGCCCTGACGGTGTAACCGGAGTTTACTCTTCTGCCTACTGTAAAGCGGCTATGGTTGGTTTAATCGAAAATATGACACATATTGATGATTACACTGATACCTCTAAGTTACAACTGCCCCTATCCGCAGCTAATGTAGCTCTTAATTTTGATATAACTGGTACTGGCACAGGGGTAACGCGGGGGTGGTCTAAGTGGTTTTGGACTCGATCTAACTCAGTAAATAACGCTTCAATCGAAATCTCCAATCAGGCGGTGGGTAATCGGGTATTCACAATTGTAGGGGATAAAGACGCTTTTTATTTCATACGACCGTCTGATACCTCAACAACCCTAAAAATGCTCTCTGGTTGCGGGTTGTTTGATACTGTTCATAAGAACGATGTGGTTCCAAACTGGTTCTTAATGACTACGTTGTACAGGGCGGCTGCAAGTGCAACTGTGGCTTTAAGCTCAACCGTACCTCATGGTGGGTTACCTCTTGCTCTTGGTGCAGCTATAAGTAGATGCTTTTTACCTCAGTTTAATGAGGCTGTTCGTATATCTGACCACGTTTATGCCACTCCACAGATGCCAGACTTTCGTAGTGGCAACAGTAATTTATACTCACCCAATAATCTAGCTGCACTACAAATACCTTTGGTAGATCAGCAGAACTATTTGCGTGGCACTTTGAAACACGTCTATTACAATGGTAAGAACTATGGTGCACTCGCACAGGCAACTCCAATCCTGTCAGACACTTCAATGTACGTAGCGGATGGGATATACATCAATGACTCTGGAACTATCGGGAGCCCTATATTTTATCTTGGAGAGATTGAATGAAACCTTGTGCTCGAAAAGCTGGACCATCATCAAATTTACTTCAAAATATTAATACTGGCCCTGTGATTGCGAAAGTTGCAGGGTCAGTGAAAAAGCTGGGTCAGCAATATAAAGATGCAACTTTAGTGCTGTACAACAAAGCCAATTTACAGCCAATTGCTGTACGCAAGCCCGACCAAAATGGTAATTATCAGTTTTTAGGGTTAAATACCAATTTAAAAACTTTTGTTGTGGCATTTGACCAAAAGCAGCAATTTAACGCAGTGATTCAAGATAGCGTGGTGCCAAAATGAGTGTAATTCCATCTTTAGCCGCTGGTCTTGCTCAGTTGCAAGCACTGAACAACTACATCGATCAAGGTAGCGCAAATGCTACCTTTGTTTTTTATGACGATGCCAAACCAGCAAGCACAGCAGTTACCGCCAATGATAGTGCAAAACTGGTGACATTAACCCTGCCAAAGCCAAGCCTGCTATCTGTTAATGCTGATGGCATTTCATTTGACTTAACGGATGCCGGAATGATCATTAAAACTGGAACAGCAATATGGGCGCGGCTATTCAATGGCGATGGGGTTGTTGTTGCTGACTTTTTGGTTGGTACGGACATCATTCCAAGCACTGCCGATTTAGCACTTGGCAGCACATTAAAACTTGATTCAATCACCTTTAGACCATCAACCTGATGAGGTGGCCATGTGGCAAACTACACACCGCCATCTGGCGATAATGTTGTTCTCAATTTTAAGGATCTGACCACAGGTAGCACAGAATTAAACTTCGGTGTTGATTCTGGCACCGAGCCTGTTGCCATAACAGCAACCTTGGATGCGGTAATTGATACCAGTTTTTTGAGTGCAATTAATGCATTGTTTGACATCAATTTTGTGCTCGGTGTGTCGCATTATCCGGTTTTCCAGTATCAAAAGGCAGCACCGATCAGGGTGGATCAAATTTATCTCTGGGCAAAACCCATATTTAAGGCGCATAACAGCGCCTTTATTTTTGAGCGGGGTTTAACACTTTCGAATACTGCATTGGCTGGATTTAATAACAGTTTAGTGCTCAGCCAAAGCATTCAACAGGTCTTTCAGCAAAGCCAATCTTTGCTACAAAACTGCTCAGCGATTTGGCAGGAAAACAAGCGAATCAGAACTTCAACGCGACTTGATTGGAATGAAAGTGTGAAATTGCGCATTGAATCCACACTTCATTACGAAGAATTAATTCGAAAGCGTAAGCAGATCACATTTAGTCATGAAGTGGCACAGCAGTCTGAAGTGCGCTATGGCTTTGAGTGGGATAAGGGTTTAGAGCTGACGACATTCGATTCAATTGAATGGGATAACGCAAAACCTATTCACTATCGCAAACATCCCATTCAACCATGGCCAGCACCTGAAATCCCTGAATACGTCAGCAATACTGATCTGGCTTTCAATTGTCTCTGTACAGATGTCGAGTCACACAACGTCATTCTGAATTTTGGCGTAGATGACTGTATTCCTGCATTTGCAGCAAAACCATGGTGGTATATCGTGAATGAAATTAGCGTAACGCGCCTTGATAATGGGCAAAACATTAAAGTATTGAGCGGGAACTATCGTACTGATCGGCAAAGTTGGTGCTGGTCATATACCTTAGTGATTCCAGCATTTGAACTTTCTAAGTTAGATCCTGTCGCAGGGCAACCCGTCATCTTGAAAATTATGGTCAACGGCTTTGAGCATTTGATGTTGCTTGAGAACCGCATGCGATCATGGCAGCTTGTCAAAAAAACCTATACTTTAACTGGTCGCAGTCCATCGGCTTTGCTAGATTCACCATCTTCACCCCCTCGGGCATTTTTACAAGAAAATGAACGTACGTCAGTACAACTGGCACAGGCTGAGATTGATCGATCTGCTTATCCTGATCTCGGTTTGAACTGGCAATTGATCGATGCATTGGGTTGGATTATTCCAACTGAAAGCTTCAGCTATTCAGGTTTGACGCCCATAAAAGCCATTCAGGAAATTGCTGCAGCAGCAGGTGGTTTTGTATATAGCGAAGCGAATAGTCAGGCGATTACGATCAAGCCACTTTATAAGAAAACCTTTTGGGATTCGATGAGTCTAGATGATTACGACATTCTGTTGTCAGAATCAATTGTCACTGAGCAATCTACTGACTATGAGACTTACCCAGACTATAACGGCATTAGCCTCACGAATGACAAAACAGGTGCTACGGGGCTGGTAAAGCGCACTGATACCAGTGGTGATGTCCTGCTAGAAACGGTTAACAACAAATTGTTCACATCGGCATCAGTGATGGGGAGTTATGGCAAGTCAGCATTGGCCAAAGCGGGAATGGTTGAGACGCATACTTTCAGCATGCCTTTAATTCAAGAAGTTGGTCAGTGCAAACCTGCAGACATTCTGGCATTTAATGCGGAATGGTGGGGGATTGTAGATTCTATCAGTGGTTCATTTACTTATAGCAAAGTCACTCAGACCGTCACAGTGGAGCGAGTCAATCATGAGTAATGCATATAAGCGCTTGCTGGATCTCATTCCGAAAGAGTCTGAGTTTGTGGGTACGGTTCAGACGGCTGAGCATCCTAACTATAAGGTGTTGGTTGTTGATGGATCTGGGTTGGTGGCCTGTACTGCTGCTACGGTATTTCAAATGGGTAGCCGAGTCTTTGTGAAAGGGCAATTAATTGTAAGGAGTGCACCGACTGGTGAAGTTATGAATATTGAAGTTTGAGTGAAAATAAATGAGTGCCGCATTAAGCGGTTTTTTTATGTCAAAAATTTGGGGAAGGACATGTCTGAAAGTAGTGTAGTTGCAACAGAAACAGCAACAGCAGTAGCAGGAAAAGTGACGACATACACAGGAACAGGGGTAACACTTGTATCTTGGGCGGCAACATGGGACTGGGGATTTTTAGTTGGTGTTGGGATTGGTCTGGCTGGTTTGATTATCAGCTTTATGAATTTCCTATCGAATCGCCAATTTCAGAAACGTAAAGATCAGCGTGAGCAAGAAATACATGAGCTAGAAAAGCGCAAATTAAATGGGGAGTGCTATGTCAAAGACTAAATACTGGGTGATGGGATTAGCAGCTTCGGCTGCTTTTTTTACGTCTTTAGAAATGAAAGAGGGTTACTCAGCAAAACCATACAAAGACAGTGGTGGGGTGATTACCCAAGGCATTGGCTCAACAATTAAACCTGATGGCCAAGTTATCAAAATGACCGATCCATCCATCACACGCAAGACTGCGATTGAGTGGGCAAAAGCGCATGTGGCCAAAGATGAAGTAGCTTTTCGGAAGTCTCTCCAAGGCGTGAAGTTGTCGCAGGTTGAATATGACCTGTATCTCGACTTCACATACAACTTTGGTCAAGCCAATTGGAATCAATCTTCCATGCTTCGTAACTTGAAAGCAGGGCAGTACGTGCAGGCGTGTAAGTCTCTTTTGATGTGGAAATATGTGAGCAAAGGTAAGAAAAAACTGGATTGCTCTATTCGATCCAATAATTGCTATGGCGTTTGGACTCGGCAGGTTGAGCGTCATTCGAAATGCATGGGAGCACAGTAGATGAGTGAATTTAAGAAAGTAAGCAATGTCTTGCCTGAGTCGAATGGTATTTATTTTATTGAATGCCCTGGATGTAAAACCTTACATCCATTTCATGTTGATCAGAAACATAAAATTCACTGGAGCTTTAATGGAAATTTAGAGAAGCCAACATTTAGCCCTAGTTTAATGGTGAATCAAGGTCATCCTAGTCAATGCCACTCATTTGTGACGGATGGAAAAATTCAATTCTTATCTGATTGCCATCATGGGTTAGCAGGTCAAACAGTTGATTTGCCAGAAGTAGAGGAATGATGATGCCAATACTTATAGCCTTATGGAAGTTCAAATACTGGATCGCATTTGCGGTCCTTTTTGTTTTATGGGTGTTCCAAATTGCATACAGCAATCACTTGGCGGGACAGTTGAAAGATGCGGATTCGAAGTGCATCGCCAAAATTCAAGAGATCGAACAGAAGCACTTAAAAGCCCTAGCAACTAAACAAGATCAAATTAATAAAGTGAGCACAGATTATGAAACAGAAAAATCAAAGCAGCGTGTCAAAGTCGAGCAAGTTACACGTAAAGTGCAAAAGATCATTGATCGTCCTGTGTATAACAATGTGTGTTTTGACGTTGACGGGGTGTCAGCAATCAACTCACTTATCGCCAACGATTCCAGCGAACCTCCTTGAGCCTTGTGCAGATTTGCAAAAGTTAGAGTCTGGACAAGGTAAAGAAGTTTTGCTTTGGTCGATTGATACAGTCGCTAAATATAATGACTGTAAGGCGAAACATGGTGCTATTGTGAAAGCTCTCAAGTGATCTAACCCCAAAAAGTTGGACAAGATATTAAGAGACTTTTAAGGGCTGAATTCTGTACTGTACAGGACTCAGTCCTTTTAATTTAACCTTGATTCTTTCATGGTTGGAATATGATGAAACCACATAAACACGATTAAATAATCATATGATATTGAATTAAATAAACTTTTTATAAATTTTTAATTTTTTTATAAGGAAAATAAATATATATATTTAAAAACTTGATTATTTCTATTTTTAGTGTATATTTAACTTAACTAGAAAAAAGTCTTGTTTCGGTAAATCTTCTTTAAGTATCGCAGTTTTATTCATAATCCTTCGTTTTTTTCAGATTTTAAGTCTCATTCTTTATTATTTCAAAGTTATAATCAGTCAATAAAATGACTAAAAATTATTAAAAATTAGTAGGATATATTATGTCAAACTCAAATGTTGTTAAAGGTACTGTTAAGTGGTTTAACGAAACGAAAGGTTTTGGTTTCATTCAACAGGAATCTGGCCCAGATGTTTTTGCTCATTTCAAAGAAATCACGGGTTCAGGTTTCAAAACCTTATATGAAGGTCAGCAAGTCGAATTCAGCGTAACTGAAGGTCAAAAAGGACCGAATGCTGTAAATATTGTTGCTATCTAAGTAATAATAAGCAGTGGTGAAAAGCACTTACGAGTGCTTTTTTATACTTTGAAATTTGTTTTCAAAAGTAAAAGATCTCTAAAAAATAGGATGTAAGTTGTTAAAAATAAATGATTTAATTGCAAAATCTACAAATGGTACTGAAATTATTGTTTCATTAATTCCCCTCAATAAAATGCAGAATACACGTCAAGGTTTTAAACCAATTGAAGTGGGTAAAAGAGTTCTGCTGGAATCTGGGATCGAGGTTGATTTGAATTTGGATGGCCGTACATTTTACGCTTCTCCAAATCAATTATTTAAATTAACCCATAAAGTCTCTTAGAGATAATAATTAATAAGCATCATAAATTTAAGTTTTTCTAATACAATTTTATTGAGGATATATATATGTTTAAACACAGTCTTTGCGTTAAAGATCAGTTTGGAGTTAAGCAAACGATTCAAGCAACAGTGGATCAACAGTTTGCCAATACGCAATGTCATTCGAATATAAAACATATCACTGTTGATGGTGAAGATATTCGCCCTAGTTTTGAAATGTTTTTTCAAAGTACTTTAAGTGGAAAAATTTTTAAAATTATATAA